GACTGTTGTTAAGTTGATCACTTATAGCATCATAGAGTTGTATACAAATTTCTTTGTTCCATTCCATTGTGCCTGCATCAATGTCTTTTTTCAGTATTGGATATGCACTGAAATATACACTATCTGTATCACCGTATATTACTGCATCACCAACATGATCATACTTGCCTGTGATTGCTTCATTAACAAATGCATCCATGTGATGTGCAACTGCTCTACCTGTGAGTGTGGTTGATTGTCCTATGCGTTTGTCAAAGAATCTACAACCTGGATTGAGAATAGCACCATACAAACTGTTCAAGTTAATCTTCTTAACCAGCTGTCTCTTGTCCAAAAATTCTATTTCTGCTGGGTCAGTTGCTTGTCGAAGATTTGCTTGTATCTCTTGTCTCTCTCTATACCAACGTGCAAGTAAGCCAGGAACAATACCTTCTTTTTCATATGTAAAAATAGTACCATTTGCACTCAGCATCCAAGGTTGGTTGCTATCAAATATGATCTTCCAAATCTCTGCGGCACTGTGTACACTTTCTTCGCCGTTCTCCCAGTCAATGGTAATTTCTGTACCACGTTCCTGTTTCATAACCGCAGTGTATTCTAGGGTACCAAACAAGCCTTCCCACGCCATAGCAAACGAACTTTTGTTGTTCATCTTGTTCTTGATATAATTATCAGTCATTATAGGACGAAGTTGTCCTACAATGGTTTCACCAGCCATGTTTAGAGCTCTAATAGCACTTGGATACAAACTGTTGATGTCAATAGCACCAATCCATTCATGTATACCTTTTTTAGGATATGCAACATATGCACCTGCTGCCGCAGTATCTTCATCGGTGAGCCTTTGACGTCTGTTTGGAACAACTAGTCCTTGTTCATGTGCTTCATTTATAATTGCTTGTTCTGTAACTGCAACTGCACCCATTGTGGTCTGTAACAACACAGTATTTGCATGTGCTAGTTCGTTTGCCAGTGCAAGAAAACGCAGTTTCTTATCCAGTTTATCTAGCAGTGCAGTATCTTGTCTGGAATACTCTATAAACGTTTCAAAGTTTTGATTGTACAGTTGATCCAGTGTGCCTTCATAAGCAGTTTTCTTCTCATCAAGTTCATGTTCGCCAATAGCATCTAAACTATAACTGTGACGCTCTTCGTATGTATACTTTCTGTACAGTTGCATATAGTCCATATGCACTCTGCCAATAGTATCAAATGTGATGTTCTCTGATCCAAAACGTTCAAATGTACGTTTCTTAGGCAGTTGACTCCATAGACAAAAACGTCTAGTGTCGTCTTTGCTTAGTATTCTTGCAGTTCTGTTTACAAGATAAGGTATATCATAACCTTCACTGTTCCAACCACTTATTATGTCTGCGTCTTCAATCAAGTCTAAGAAAGCCTCAATTAAATCTTCTTCGCGTTCAAACATCATGGTATTAGGAAACTTGTTGCATATCTCCTGTGCAGTATCCCAGCTCAGTGTCTTGGGCGGCAGTACTAATGTTATCAACTGCTCCATCCACTGCAAGTATATACTGATAGCAGTAACCGGATTGAATGGATCTGCTGGCGAACTGTATCCTCTTACAGGATCAAAGTCAGTCTCAATATCAAAAAATGCAGTTTGTAGTGTTGGTGCATTTTGATCTTTGTAGTTTTCTTCAAAACATCTAAAAACTGGATTTATATCTGATTCAAAGATATCTTTGCCAGATTGCATACGAAGTTCCTTGCGAAACTCCTTGTTGTTACGTGTGGAAAATCGGCTTACAGGATTTCCGTAGATGCTTTTGTATTTGCCTCTAGGGTCTGCATAGTAAAAACAGTATGAAGCAGGATACTCACGATACTCTCTCCTGCCATCTACACGTTCTACAACGTGTATTCTATCTTTCTCTCTATCAAACAGTGCATCAACATAACTCATTATTTGTATAATCCATCTTTACAGTAAGGTATTAATATTTCTCTAGTCCAGGCAAGATTACCATCAGGTGACGGGTGTAAATCATCATCTGATATTAACATACGTTTTAGTGAAAAACTATATGGATCCTGTACTTGGTCCATAATTGAACTATATGTTTCTTTGATTGTATCTGGCAAAAATTTTACAATATCAAAATTGTTTGTCCTATTTGGAACTGTTGGATCTAAAAAATTGACAAATATTGACTTATAGCCACTGGCATCAAGATATCTTTTCAATTGTATTTTCCAGATTGCATTTTCAACTGCTCTCGATTCTAAACTTTTATATTTGTGTATGTCTCTATACCCAAACCAATGTGTATTGCCATCCCCATTACGAGACGGGACACCAGTTGTTCCATGGCACACGTTATCTGTATAATTATACACATAACTAGCGTCGTTGTCAATAGCATCTGATGAGAATATTGAGCCTTCTCTATCATGTCCTGACCACATTACTACTACCATTGTTGTCTCTGGCGATAACTTCTTGGTTTCTAATCCCCATACCATGCTCTGCGAAATAAAATTGTTTCCTGCCCCGGGCATAGCACAAGAGAACACGTCTTTGAACCCTGCAAGGTCTCTAAAATAATATGGCCAGGTAGTTGGAACTTCACCTAAATTCGTATAGGAAAAACTACAACCACCAACTACAAGATTATCATAACCAAGATCTATAATCTTATCAAATTGTTTCTCAATTTTCTGTGTTTGCATAGATTGTATCGGGATTATCCGATCCATATACTATAAGGTCCTTCCGGCAGTTGTAAGTATCTCATCTAATAGTTCTTGGTCTTCTTTTTCAGCAGTGTAACTTGCTTTGTGTGCAATACGTATTGCTTTCTTAAGCACACTTGGTTTAATTTGTAGTTCTTCAGCAATTGCTTTTACAGTATCACTAAGTCCTTCATTCAGTGCTTCTACTTCGCTCATTACACCCATACCTTCGTTGATAATTTGTGTAAGTTTTGCTTTTTGTTCTGGGTCAAATTGGGTTGTCATGTAAATACTCCTTATCTATAATGTATTATATATTAACTTGTAGGATGTGTCAATAGGTAATTTGGTAAAGTGGCACTTTTAAAACCAGGGTAGCGAACTCGGTTCTAGGGCAGTACCCTCCCTAGCCTTTGGATTGGTCCTAAGGCTATACTCATTTAGTAATTATTGGTCATCCTACACAGGTGCTTAAAAATTGTAGCATTTCACTGTTACGTGCCGCCCATGGAAGAACTAACACAGTTAAGATTCCTAGTACATACCACATTGCATAAATCATAGTTGATACTCCATTGTTACTTGCCAAGCAGTACCATCTGCAAATTCATCTCTGCTGAACTGACTATGTGCTATGTGTTCAAGCATGTCTGTTCTATCAAAGTTGGTTTTATTTTGCCAATGTTCTACTGCACTCTCTCCTAGTATTTCCACAGGTTTGCCTAAACAAAGTGCTTCTACTGCTGCCATACTATGATGAGTAATTACCTTGCGACTGCTACTTATCAACGGAACTATATCCTGGAAACGTTGTTGTCTACTTGCTCTACCTCCTGGCTTATCTCTAACCAATGCATGCGGATATTCTGCTAATACTTGTTCACGCCACGTGTCGTAGTCTTTTCCAAACCAAGTGAACAGTTTATTAGGCAATGGCATAACCAGCAGGTCATAATCGCCGAGTGTGTTCCAATCTGCCCAGCGGTCGTCTAATTCAAGTGTGTGTATTCTACTGGTACCAAAAGTACCAACACGTGTGTTTTGTAGTCTGTTGTAACTTATTCTATAATACCAAGGCTTCTTGTAACGGTGATTGCCTATGTAGCCATTGTCGATATAAAAGAAGTTTATGTTGTGCTTTTTAATTGCTTGTTGTAAGTAATTGTCAAATGGAGCACTAAACACAAGTGTCCTACTGCGTTCAATATCCTCTGCACTGTTGATAATTTTACAATCATAATGCTGAAGTAGATATGGAAACAACTGCTCTCGTATTCTTATGCTTTCTGCTGGAATTTGTAACTTCATCTGTTGCTATTATTTTCTAAGTTACGTGTGAGACTCATAGATTTCATTGCAGTGTGATTTTCATAGTCTTTGTGTATTCTTACAACACTAGGTGCTATATGATGTATATTAATTTTATCAGTTGTATGTATCTGGTGGTCAGCAGGACGAAATCCAAAACGATTGCATTGCTCTATTATTTCTGCCGCCGCATGCGGTTTGATAATATATCCGTAGCCACCAAGCGAATACAATCCTCGGGCATGTTCGTGTTTTCCATGCTCTTTCCTTTCATGCAAACTCCATATGCGTAGATCTTTAGGTTGTGCATCAAGGTCAGCAT